AAATGCAGACTGTTCGTCAGCGGTCAGGGTGTCGCGGCCTTCGGCTGCGGCCTTGTCGGTGATGCCCCGGGCCTGGCCCAGGACGGTGGCCAGCTTGGCCTTGAGTGCACGGATGTTCATGATGGGTTCCTTCTTCAGAGGGTCCAGAAACGACGAAGCCCGCCGAGCTGTGAAGCCGGGCGGGCCGTAGGGGGTGGCACCGTGGGGTGCCTGTTGGGGCGGTGCGCCGATGGGCGCGGGTTGAAACGGGTCTAGCTGCGGGCGTTCTCGATGGCGGCCAGGATCTGCGCATCACCTGGGGTGATCACGTTCTGGGTCTGGCTGGCATCCACATAGCCGCCCACCTGGTTGGCACCCTTGGCGCTGGTGGGCAGGATGCGGTAATACATGCGGCCGGGGTTGCCGCCGAACTGGATGGCTGAGAAGACCGGGCTGTCTTTCTCGAGGTTGCTGATCGGTGCGGCCAGGCGGTGTGGGTGGCCCTTGTCGAACAGCGTGGGGTAGAAGCTCATGCCGTGGCAGGCGATGGGCGGCGCGGTGCCGGCCATCTCGTACACGAACGGCGCCACATCGATATCACTCACCGGTGCGCGGCAGGTGCCGCCGGGCACGCCGGGCACGTAGACCCACATCACCGAATCGGTGGCGCTCTGGTGCGGCACGCCCTTGGCGTCGAAGCAGCCCTCACCGCCGCTGTGCGCGTTGTCGCACTTGATGATGAGGATGGTGTTCTGGTCCCACCCGCGCGCGATCAGCTCGGTGCGGATGGTGTCTATGCAATCGTCCACCGCCAGCGCGGTGCGCAGCGCCTCGGTGTGGCCCAGGCGGGCGGCCGTCACCGCCGCGGCATCCCACGGCACGGTGGCCACGTTCTGGCTCCAGGAGCCGTGGCCCACGGTGGTGAGGTCCAGGCCGAAGCTGGCATCCTCAGTGAGCGTCACCGTGGCGCTGGCGTAGCGGGCGGGCGGGATGGCCACGCCGCCGCTGTCTTGGTGCGTGCCCTTGGTGGCCAAAATCAGGCACCAGGGGCGGCCGGTGGGCACACTGTCGAAGAACTCCACACACCGCAGGCGCTCCACATCCACCGCATAGTCAGTGCCGGCGGCGTTGGTGTCCGCCGTGCCGTGCGTCATGCGGATGGTGCCGTCTGCCTGCAGCTCTTCCCAGTCGAAGTAGTTGGGCGCACCCCACTGGCCGGCCATGTAGTGCACGCCCGGGTGCTTCCACGGCAGCTCGCCAAAGCCGCCGTTGCCGTTCTCGCCCAGGCCGTTGTAGATCTTGCCAATGAACCCGTTCCAGTACCCGGCCCGCTCCAGGATCACCGGGATGGTGTTGTTGAGTGCGCCGCTGGCCACGTAGCGGGTGCCGCTGCCGTTGTGCACCGCATCGTGGCGCTCCACGCGCCAGCCGGTGTAGGTGGCGGCGCGGCCAGGGAAGCACAGCGGCGTGTTGACGCTGGCACACGGGTAGTAGGTGCCGCGTGCCGCGTAGTTGAGCTGGAACTTGGGCATGGCCCGCAGCGTGTCCCGGTACCAGTCATCCCCATTGATGATGATGAAGTTCCACGGCTTGCCGTTGGCGGCAACCAGCGGCGGGGTGTAGCCGGCGATGGGCATGATCAGAGGCCGGATTGGCCGGTGACGGTGTACGAATCAGCGGCCACCACCGGCAGCACCTCGATGGTGGCGTGCTGCGCTGCCGTGCTGAACTTGCTGGATTGCGCGTTCACCGTGGCGCCGCTGGCGGCGATGGTGCATTTGCCCGCGCCGATCTGGGTGACCCGGCACTGGAAGCCCACCGGCAGGCCGGCCGGCAGCGTGAGGGTGATGGTGCTGGCCGAGTTGCCGAGCAGCAGCACGCCATCATCCGCAGCGGTGAGGGCACGCGATGCGGTCACCTCGCTCTTGGGCCGGTCTGGCACCGCGAAGCTGACCCAGCTGGCCGCATCGCAGAAGGCCGGCGCGCCGCCGCGCCTGTCGGTGCAGATGTACAGCTTGTTCTGATAGGCCGGGCCGGCTGCCGGGCGGTTGGCGTAGAGGCCATACAGCACCGCCGCGCCGCTGGGCACGGATTGGCTGCCGCCATCAGGCACCTCGAGGTACAGCTGGCCGGTGGCCACCAGGGGGTCACCCTTGCTGGCGGGCAGATCCAGCCAGCCCTGCGGGTAGTCAACCCCGCCAGATCGAAAGGCGGTGGGGGCGTAGTAGCGCATGCGTGGGGCCTTCGCTCTCAAGTGGTGATGATGTTGTCAGTGACAAAGAGCGCCACCGTGGCCTCTACCTGCCCGGCCGCTGCGGCCAGGGTGCCGCGCAGGCGCAGGGTGTAGGTGGTGGTGGGCTTGCCGGCGCTGAGCACGAAGCCCACGGTGTGCCCATCACCCTGCACCACCGGCGTGCCGGCAGTGAGCGCGGGCGTGGTGGCCGGCTCGATCACCACCGCCGCCACGCTGGCCAGGCTCTCGCCCACCTCCAACAGGGGGGCGAAGTCCACGGTGTACGGCAGGCTGTCGAAGCTGCGCTTGGTGAGGGGGAGGCTCATGTCAGGTCTTCCGCAATCCAGCCGCGCTCGCGCGCCTGCAGGGCAAAGGCCCGCGCCCGCGCTGCCTGGGCAAAGGCCCGCCCGCGCGCCGCCGCCAGCACGGTGGCGTGCCGCTCGCGCTGCACCTCCACCCAGGCCCGGCCACGCGCCGCCGCCTGGCCGAACTGCTGCCGCGCCGGCAGGTTGTCGTAATCCACCGGCGGCGCGGGGCGCGGCGCCAGCAGGAGGATGAGCAGGGTGGTGTACATGCGCGCTCGCCTCAGAACAGGGGCAGCCGGTGCAGCTCGGTGCCGGTGTTGCGCAGGCTGTAGAGCCACTTCAGGGTGTCGGTGCCGTCATAGTCCTTCACCCAGATCTTGCAGCCCAGCACGGCGGCGCCGTCTGCGTAGAGGTTGGTGGCCAGGGCTTCCATGTAGTTGCCCCGCACGCTGAACTTGAAGAAGCGGTTGGTGGCGTCTTTGCGGATGTAGATGTAGCGGCCCGACCAATCAGCCGATGAGCCGGTGGTGAAGGTCTCGGTGGCGCCGGGGTAGGCCAGGGCCAGCCAGGCGCCGGCACCGGCGGTGCCGCCCGCGATGTCGTAACGGTCAATCACGGTGGATGCGCCGCCGCGCACGCTGTAGAGGTAGCGGCCATCCTTGATGTCAGCCTCCAGCGCCCAGTTGGCGTCACCTGTCTTGCCCACCCAGTTGAGTGAGGCGCCGGCAGCCGGGGCGGCTGCGCGGGCGGTGGTGGGGGCCAGCGTGGTCCAGGTGTTGGCGGCGCGGCTGTAGCGGTACATGGTGACCGCGTTGTTGCCCACCAGGTAGATGTGGTCCTGGTTGCTCTCGATGGCGTAGACGCTGGTGGCATCCGGCGTCACCGTCCACGCGGCGCTGACGGTCAGCACCGTGCCGGTGTTGGTGGCGATGGTGCGGATCTGCCCGATGCCGGTGCCGGCGGTGATGCGCACCTGCGAGTTGCACCACTGGTTCGTGGCCCAGGCCTTGGCCGAGTTGGTGAGCGTGGTGGATGTGCCCGAGGTGGCGGTGCCGGTGGCGAACTGGCTGATGTCGGCGGCGCAGCACATCACCCCATAGGTGCCCCAGGTGGCGGGCAGGCCGGTGATGGTCAGGCTGGTCCAGGTGGCAGTGAGCACGTCATAGCTGCGGAAGCTGCCCGCCGCCAGGGTGCCGGCACCCAGCACGTAGAAGGTGCTGACCGAGACAATGAAGGTATCCGTATTGGCCACCGCCGCGCCGAGGGCGGCGAACTGGATGGTGCTGGTGCCACCGGGCACGATGATGGCGCCGGTGATGGTGGCCTCTATGCCCGCATTGGCGCCGGTGAGGAACCGCACGGTGCGGCCGATGCAGATGCCGGTGATGGCGGCGGTGGTGGTGGCGGTGGTGGTGCTGCCGCCGTTGGCGGTGACGGTGTTGCTCCACCGCGATGAGGTGCCGCAGGCACCCGCGCCAAAGGTGCCGGACAGCGCGGGGCTGGCGATCTGCACCCAGGCATCTTCATCGTGGTGGTACAGGTAGGCCGAGGTGTTGCTGGTGATGTACAGCGCCAGGTTGGCCACATCGTTCTGATTGAACACCACGAACATGGCCGCCGCAGAGGCCACGGGCGCGGGCGTCATGAACTGCCATTCCTTGCGGTGAAGAACAGGCTTGTTGTTTTGGGTGGCCATGGGTCTACCCGATCATGTTGGCAATGTTGGCCTGCGCTGCGAGGTTCATCAGCGAGGGGATGTGAGGGCCGGCTTGCATGCCGCCCATGGCTGTCTGGTTGGCCAGGGCGGTGACGGTGGAGACCGTGGTCAGCGTGCCGCCCAGGGAGTTGATGCGCAGGGCACCATCGGTGCCGCGCGCAGACATCAGCGGGGCCAGCGCCTGGCGGATGTCGGAGAGCATCTCCAGATCGTCCACCGACAAGGTGACGGCCATGGATTCATCACGCGCTTTCTGCCCCAGCGTCTTGGGCAGCGTGTCCATGATGCCGAAGGTGGTATCAATCTGCAGCGCGGTGGTGTCGGAAATGCCCAGGTTGGTGAGCACCACATTGAAGTAGTTGCCGGGCAGCAGCACGTTCTGGCACAGCGGCTGGTTGGCCAGGCGCGTGAGCGTGGTGCTCTCGGTGAGCTTGGTGCCGGCGGCATCAATGTACTGGTTGATCGTCAGCGTGTAGGGCTGATCACACACCACCTGGATCTGCGCGGCCTGCAGGTTCTGCACGGTCTCGATCGTGCCGGTGAACTTGGCATTGGCGGCCAGCTGCGCGGTGGTGTTGTTGCCGGTGCTGGCCGGGTAGTACAGCGAGCGCAGCGCGGTGGGCACATCGGCGGCGCGCAGTTGGGCATCGGTGAGCGGGCCGCTCACGGGCAGCGCGGTGGCGCGCATCTGCGCATCGGTCACCGGGCCCGAGACCGGCACCGCCGTGGCACGCAGCTGGCCATCGGTGAGCGGGCCGCTGACCGGCAGCGCGGTGGCGCGCAGCTCGCCATCCGTCAGCCCGCCGGTGTTGGCCTGGATGGTCTCCAGTGCGGCCAGCGTGGGGGCATCGAGCGCCAGGGTGCCGCTGACCGGCACCGCCGTGGCACGCAGTTGGCCATCGGTCAACGGGCCCGACACGGGCAGCGCGGTGGCGCGCATCTGCGCATCGGTCACCGGGCCGCTCACCGGCACCGCCGTGGCGCGCAGCTGGGCGTCCGTCAGCGGCGTGAGGTCGCTGCCATCGGGCGCGGTGAGGATGCTGCGCGGGTACTTGACCCCCGCAATCTCCTTGGCCGCCAGGATGATGGTGGCCAGCGCCGCGTCCAGCGCGGTGAGGTTGTCGGCCACCTATCAGCCCCCTTGGAGCGCCAGCTGGTTGCGGGCGTTGGCCAGCGCGTTGCGCCCGGCCGGCTTGGCGCCGTTGCGGCGCATCTGGTGCACCACCTCGGCAAAGGTCTTGATGCCGTCCACCATCTTCTCGGCCAGCGCGGCCTCGGCGCCGAGCACGCGGCCCTGGCCCATGCCGCTGCGCACCGCGTCGATCGGCACGCCGCGCCCCTTGGCCACGGCCTTGGTGAAGGCGGCGTAATACTCGTCCGTGCGGCCTTGCAGGAAGGTGCGGGCCTCTTCGCTCAGCGGCTCGTAGGGGTTGCCCTCCACCTTGTGCTTGCCCGAGCTGATCAGCGTCACCTTCACGCCTTGCTCGGCCATGGCGGCAGACCAATCCTCGTGGGCCATCCACACGCCGATGCTGCCGGCCTCGCCGCCCGGGGTGACGTACACCTCACCGGCCTGCGCCGCCAGCCAGTAGCCGGCGGATGCCGCCAGGCTGTTGACGCTGGCCACCACCGGCTTCACCTTGCGGGCGGCGGCGATCTGGTCGCCCAGCTCTTGCACCCCGTACACGCTGCCGCCGGGGCTGTCCACATCGATGAGGATCTGGCCCACGGTCTCGTCGGCCATGGCGGCATCGAGCGCGGCGCCGAACTGCTGCGTAGAGGTGCCGCCGCACCACTCGGTCATCATGCCGGCGCGTTGCACGATGGTGCCGTGCAGCGGCAGCACGGCGATGCCGCCACCGTTGCCGGCCATGGCCTGCACATCGCGGCGGCGGGCCTCGAAGGCGCTGATGCGCTCGCCGCCGTTGATCGGGCCTTCATCTTCCATCGCGCGGTAGGCGGGCGCACCGCCGGCCAGCTTGGCAGCCAGCACGCGCACATGCGCCTGCAGCACCTCGCGGCGCAGCGCCCAGGGGGTATTGAGCCACTCCGCGAGGATGGCGTGGTAGCGGTCCATGGGGGTCAACCTTTCAGTTCATGGCTGCCGGTGAGGGCCAGCCGGGTGAGGCGCGCCAGGGCGATGGCCTCGTAGTCGCTGGGCTCTACGTCGAGCATGCCCAAGCAGTAGGCGTCAGCGGCGGGCTGGTCAACACCCATCACCTCGGCCACGAACTCCGCATGCCGGGTGTAGGCGCTGACCAGCGCCTCACCACCACCGGCCCGCCGGGCCTTGGCCACCTCGGCCAACTCTTTGCGCAGCACGCGCTCAGCCGCCGAGCTGGCCAGGGCCAGGGCGCGCTCGCTGGCGCGGGCGATGGCGGGTGCGGCGGCCAGGGCATCGGCCGGCGCGGTGTCGTCTTCGGTGTCGTCTTCAGCCGGCGGCGGCAGGGTCTTGGTGGGCTTGTCGCTGAGCTCGCGCTCATTCGTGGGCACCAGCGGCTCGCTCAGGCCGGGCAGCGGGTTGTAACCCTCGATTTCGCGGGCCTCGTTGCGGGTGAGGATTCCGGCGGTGACCATGCGGCTCAGGTATTCGCTGCGGGTTTTGCTGTCGGCGTTCAGCAGTGGGCTGAAGCCGAAGCACGGCTCCAGATCCTCCACGCCCTCGCCCAGCAGATCGAACAGCAGCGAGCTGGCCCAGTTGCTGGTCCACGGAAGCATGGTGTCCTGCCAGAACTCCAGGCCCTGCTGCTCAATGTTGTTGTTGGTGCTGCGGCTCAGGTCACCGATCTTGTGCGGCGGGATGCGGAAGATGCGGGCAATGTCGCTGATGCTCAGCTTGCGGGTCTCGATGAACTGGGCATCGGCGTTCGTCATGCCCACTTCGTGCCACTTCATGCCCTCATCGAGCACCAGGCTCTTGCCCCGGTTGGCGCCGGCCTGCTGCTCCTGCAGCTGGCTGCGAAAGCTGCGCTTGGCTTCCTTGTCTTTGAACTTGCCGGGGAACTCCACCCAGCCGCTGGTGGGCCGGGCATCGTTGGCGAAGAAGCGGTTGGCGTAGGTCTCGGCAGCGATGGCGCCACCGATCGATTCCCGGCAGACTTCAATCGGGTTCAGGCCCATGATGCCGTCATCGCTCAGGGCCTTGAGGTGCCACACCTGGTCACGGCGCAGCACTTCATCACTGCCGTTGCGCAGCTTGTGGCGGTAGCGCCAGCTGCCGTTATCCAGCATCTCGATCTGCACCCGATCAGGGTGCATGGGCAGCAGCTCGGCAATGCCGCCCACGCCATCATCCACGATGCGGTTGAAGGCGTTGCCACGGAACACCAGGTGCCCCTGCACCATCTGGCGCCAGGTGAAGGGCGAGTGATAGCGGTTGGGCCGCAGCGCCATGAGGCGATAGAGCCAGTGATCGGTCACGAAGGTGCGCCCGCCGGTGGCCTTGCGCCGGTAGAGCTCGAACGGCAGCACGGCCATGCTCTGGCTCAGCACCTGCACGCTGGCATACACGGCGCCGTGGCGCATGGCGGTGTCACTGGTCACGCGCACGCCGCTGGCGCTGCGCAGGCTCACCGGGCTGAACCAGAAATCACTGCCGGGGCTGCGGTCATCCTCCGTGCGCATCAGGCTGGTGAACATCAGCGGCCCCCTGTGATGTAGGCACCGAAGCCGGTGATGAGCGCCAGCGCCACGCCGCCGGCCAGCAGGCCAGCGCCCAGGCCCCAGGTGAGGCCGGTGCCGGCGCCGATCAGCCCCAGGGCCGCCAGCATGCTCAGGTCATAGACGGTTCGATTCATGCCAGCTCGTAGTCAACATCGATCACCGTGGTGGGATCGACGAACATGGCCATGGAGCCCGCCATGCAGGCCGCCACGATGCCGTCGATGCGCCCGTTGGCGCGGCTGCGCCGCTTGTCGGGGCGGAAGTTGTCGTTGCTGTCGTAAAGCAACGCGGTGTTGTCCGCGCAGTAGCGCAGCACGGGCTGGCCACCGTGGCGCAGCTTGCGGGCGTACACCAGGCGCTCGAGCAGCTTGGCGCCGGGGTACATGCCGCCGGTGTTCTGCGGCACCTCCACCATGGGGATGCCCTCGCTGATCAGGTCATTGGCGATCTGCAGGGCGTTCCAGCGGTCAAAGCCCACGCGCTCTACCTGGAAGCGCTCGCACACGTTGCGAATCTCAGCCTTCACCGGCTCGTAGTCCGTCACATCGCCCGGCGTGCCCACCAGGTGGCCGGCACGCTGCCAGGCCACGTAGGGCGCGGCATCGTCTTTGCCCTGGGTGTCGATCTTGGTCTGGGGCGCCCAGAACCAGCACAGCAGGTGCCAGTGGGTCTCGCCATCTTCCGGCGGGAACAGCAGCACCAGCGCCACCAGATCGCGCGTGCTGGCCAGATCCAGCCCACCGAAGCAGCGCCGGCCGAGCAGCTGCTGGGCATCGAAAGGCGCGCCGCCTTTGTCCCACACGGTTAGGTCAAACCAGCCGTCAGCGGCGCCGCACCAGATGTTCAGATCCTTGGTTTTGAAGTTGACCGCGGCACTGGGCAGCGCGGCGGCCTTGCGCGCCTGGGTGCGCATGTAGCCCAGTTCCTTGGCGCTGCCCAGGCCCGGGTTGGCCTTGATCCAGTTGGCCTCGTTGAAGGGGTCGTCACCCTCGTCCAGGGTGTAGATGTAGCCGAACTGCGAATCATCCTGCCGCTTGCCCTCGAGCACGCTCTGCAGGTAGCTGCGCACCTCGGTGCAGATGCCGTCCTGCACATAGCCGGCCGTGGTGATGGCGCTGAGCAGCGGCTGCTTGCGGGCGCCCAGCGCGCTCTCCATCACATCCCACACGCCGCGATCCTTCTGGGCGTGCAGTTCATCGAAGAGGATAGCGCTGGGGTTCAGGCCGTCCAGGTTGTCAGCGTTGGCCGGCAGCGGGCGGAAGACGCTGGTGCCGAGCATCACCCGCTCTTGGTTGATGCCCTCGTAAATTTTGAAGCTGCGCGCGATGCCGGGCGATCGCCTGGCCCAGCGCTTGATGTTGGCGAAGGCCGGGTTGAACACCGTCATGGCCTGGTCACGGGTGGTGGCCACCGCGTACACCTCGGCACCCACCTCACCATCGAACCCAAACAGGTAGGCACCCTGCGGCGCCTTCCAGGTGCTTTTGCCGTTCTTGCGGGCCACCTCTTCATAGCCCCGCGTGAAGCGGCGCAGGCCGGTCTCAGCCCAGCGCCAGCCGTACAGCACCGCCGTCCAGAACTTCTGCCACGGGTCCAGCAGGATCGGCTCTGCCGCCTTGGGGCCCTTGATGTGGACGAAGAATCGCTGAATGAAATCGATGATGTGCGCGGCGTGGTAGGGGCTGAACACCAGCCCGCGCTCGGCGCCGTCGCGCATGTCTTCATAGTGCCGCAGCACCGCCAGCCAGACCCACTTGCCCACCACCACCTGGCCGCTCAGCACGGCCAGGCCGTAGGCGTCCCACTCGTGCAGGGTGGCGGGGGTCAGTCGTTCAAGCTGGGCCTTGGTGAGGCGCCGCGCCTTGCGGCCTCGAGCAGATCCGCGAAGAGGTCGTCTTGGCCGCTGTCGCTGCCGGCTTCCTTGCGCACCCGCGTCAACGATGGGATGGTCAGACACGCCTTCGGCAGCCATTGGCCCAGCTCCATCTTGAGGCGCTTCTCATCCTGTGCCCACGGTGACTCGCTTGCCCAGCCGCTCTGGGCCGTCTGATAGCGCCCTTTCTGGGCGCACTCCGCGCAGGCCTGCAGCCAGCCGTAGTACGTGCGAACAATGATGGCGATGGGTAGGCCGGCGGTGAGGTGCTCGATGCCCGCGTCGCGCAGCCGCGCACACAGGTAGTCGAATACCCGACGCTCGTCTGCCTTCAGGTCGATCAGTGGCGGCGGTTCGGGTGATTTCACCGCCCGGCTGCCGCCGCGCGCCGTGTCCACCTCGACATCCGGCAGCTTGGTTTCATCCATCGCGCATCCCCTACCTGCCAAGCCCTGCCCGCCAAACCCCAGGGGGGTAGTTTTCCCCCTCCACAAAAATTCGGCTGGAGGATCGGTTGCCAGTGGTCGGGTGGGGAGGATTTGACCCCCTACCCCCGGCGGTGGAGCGCCAGAGCGCCCTGCTCTTCCACGGTCTTGCGTGAGTGGCAGGGCTTGCACAGGCTCTGCAGGTTGCTCGGGTCATCATTGGTGTTGTCACCATCGATGTGATCCACTTCGGTTGCCGGCATGAGCCAGCCGTGCTGCACCTTGCACTCACGGCACAGCGGCTCGTATCGCAGGTGGGCCGGCCTGGTGCCGTCGCGCCAGCTGCGCAGGTCATACTTCCTCGGGCCGCGCCCTGCTCTGCGGTGCTGGTCGATTGATCTGGCGCGCTGCACTGCATGCGCCTCGCATCGCCCGCCCTGCGTGCCGATGGCGCTGCAGCCGAAATGGGTGCAGGGCTTGGGGGCTGAAGTGGGCATGCGCAGAATGAAAGAAGCCCGACCACTTGCGCAGCCGGGCTGGCTGTGATTCGTCGGGAGGGAACAAACCGCAGCTTGTCTAAACTGTACCGGTTTTGTCTCACCCCTAAAACCCCCTCCCGGCACCCATGCGCTGCAGGCTTTCCACCCGTTGACGTTCCGCCGTGCTGATCTGGTGCTTGTCGGCCAGCCAACGCGCCAGCATGCGGTGCGCCTGGCCGATGCGGGCGTGGATGGTGGTGCGTGCACACATCAGCCGTTTCATCCGGTGCAGCTCGCCGCCGCTCTCGGTGTAGACCACCACCACAGTGAAGCGCAGATCACTTGGCAGGCGCTGCACCAGCTCATCCGTTTCTGATGCCTCGCAATCCACCACAGGCACCTTGGCCTCGCGGTAGCCGTCGCGCGATCCCTCTGCCTCGAGCTGCAGCCGCGCGTAGCCCAAGCCACCGCTGCCCGCCACCATCTTCCACCGCGCCCAGTTCAGCAGCCGGCGCTCAATGTCTTCAATCTTGGCCATCTGTCGCATCCTCGAAGCGTTGGGTTGCACCATCGAACCACAGCCGCGCGGTGTCGGTGGGGTCGTTCTTGTTCTTCACAAACTCGATCTGCGCGTCATGCTTGCACTCAGGCCGCGGGTCCACTCTGAAGCGCCGCCACAGCAGGCCGATCACATCAGCCGCCTGCTCAATGCCGCCGCTCTCTGCCAGGTGGTCCATGCGCGGCGGGGCCTTGGTCTCGTCTGCCTTGCGTGAGAGCTGGCACAGCAGCACCACCGGGCACCGCAGTTCCTTGGCCAGCTTCTTCATGCCGCGCACGATCTTGGTCAGCTCATGGGCGCGGGTCTCGCCCTCGCCTTCCATCAGCTGCAGGTAGTCCACCATCACCATGCCCAGCTGGCCGGCGCGCCGCTTCACCTGCAGCGCCTTGGTGCGCACATCCACCAGCCCCAGCGCGGGCGTGTCGTCAACGAACAGCGCCAGCTTCCCCAGCTTGTCCGC